GCGACGCAAGAAGATCTGAGTAGCAGAAATGGAATATTTGAAAATATTATACTCGATACCCTCTATCAATCGCTGAGTCTCATTAAATAACATTATGGCTATCACATCTGTTATATACGCAAACGACCTCCCTATCGCATCTTTTATAGGAAGTTCTGATTATGTAATAACCATTGACAATGGAATATTATCCAGAACGTTGGCGGTAGATATTGGGCAGACATCTATTGGTTATCGGCTGTCCACCGTGGAGATAACATCTGATTATACTATAGCATCTTCTGATAGCGGAGCAATGTTGACATACACGGGAGTTTCCGCTATTACTGCTTATATCACAAATGCGCTTGACGTTGCGGGATTTAATACATCGGTTGCGCAATTAAGCACTGGAACTGTTGAAGTGAGGCCGAGTCCCGCATATTCTGCCAGTTTGGTGGCATATGGGGACTTATTTATAACTGCGGGTCCGGGGGCAATGGCCTCAATTATACGAACATCCGAAGATGCTTTTTTACTTAGCGGATTACTACAATGATTACACCGGGAATACGCGCGTCGTTAGTTGATATCAATGGGCCGAATGCCAGACAGTATTCGGATAGAACCACTGTATACGCTTCTCCTTCCGGTAAAGATGGATATCTGGGATATACTCCCAATCTACCCACTAAAACCTTGTCTAATGCTACCGAGATCCTAACTAAAATTAAAACATCTCCGGAAAAGGCACGACACTTAATTTTAAAGGCGGGATCATATGTGGACCAACCTCTGTCATTTGATTATGATGATAATAATTTAAATGATGGTAATTTATACATTGAAAAGTATGGAGATGGGGACGTTACTCTTGAGGGGGACTATTATAAATCTTCGGAGTTGACAATAACAACCAATGGATTGGTGAAAGTGGAATATCCAAAAACAACATATTCATTATGGACAGACGAAAGACAAATGTTTTTGGATGATTCTCGAATATTTCCCGCCAGATTTCCAAAAGAGGGCGCATTTTATCTTGCGGGTGCTCGATCTACAATTGATGGTAAAACGGCGGTCACAATTAAAGATCATACAACTTTTTGTCGGGCATTGACAAGTTATATAGATACATCTATTACAACATCTAACCCGAGAGTTGCCCTGGGGGGAGATTTTACCGGTTCGATAGGTTTTTATACACTATCAGCATTTCGATATACCGCCCCCAATTCCTTTACATTTATTTTTCATGATACTAATTTGGCAGCACAGAATAAAGGAATTAGTATCATTCCATTCAGTCGACGTTATAGTTATTTCCAGAATATGTCCGCAGATGCTCACAATTTCTGTACAAAGGCTGGGGAGTATGTGATGAGTCTGGAAAATGGCACAAGATACATATACATAAAACCACACATGGGAACATCTACAGAGTTTAAGTTATTGACCTCTACTCAGACGGGATTGACAATAGATGGAGCTGAAAATGTCCATGTATATGACATTGGAATTAAAAATTATGGATATGGTTTAAAAGTTCAAGACTATTGTAGATCGGCGTCTTTTTCTGGATGTAGAATTGAGAAGAATGTTAATGGGATTATTCTTTGTAGGACCACAAATGTTAATTTTTATAAGAACATAGTGTTTGACCATTCTGGATATGGGGTAAATGGTCACCTACTATCTGACTGTTCATTTTATAATAATATTATAATGTATAGTGGGTTGGGTAATATAACTGAGGAGACGGCGTGTGGACTTCATATTGAGGGGTTAAACTACTCAAATGTGTCAATGGTGGCTACTCCAATTATCAGCGCAACTTCAACCACATTCTCTCTTTCAGTCGGATCAATGGTGGTTCCAAGGGTGGGGAGTATATTTGAAGATAACTTTTCCGGGTACGTTGAAATTAAAACGGGCGCATTATCAGGGCAACAACGATTATGTGTTGACACATTACAGAGTTCTCCATATTACACTTTTAAAATAAAAGATCCTTGGACCCCAGCGGGAGGATATGATGCGCCTCAACCGGGAGATGATATTGAATATGTGCGGGGAGAAGATTATAGAGGGACAAAATATTGTATTCATAATATTATAAAAAATAATCATATTAGATATTCCGGGTATAGCACTCTCCATTTAAATTTTTCTATGTTTGATCAAATATCTGGCAATTATGTATCTAATTGTGGATATGGCTATAGTAATGACATGGCATCAGTGTATTATGGTTTTGGGGTTGCCCCATATTGGTTTAATGGGTTGACGGACCCGGAAAGAGCCAGAGTCCACGATAATATTATAAAATATGCTAGACAGACACCTGGATTATCTAATGGTAATGGGTTGTATATAGAGCAACAAGGAAATTGGGGAGAGTGGTATAATAATATTATTGATGGGGCCGGTAGTACACTTATCAGTAATGACATGGCCAATCATAAAGTTTGGAATAATATATTTCTAAACTCTTATGGGCAGATATATAGCACTAGAGAATCCCAAAGAACTCAATTTAATTATCGGCGTAATAATGTCACGGACAGAGTCAGACCAAATACTAATTTTTGGGGAATGTCTGCTTGGAATAATATTTGGTATGCGACATCGGGGATCACACCGCTCCTATATCCAGAACTCGGATCTACCATTGCCCCCGCAATGGTAGCAGATTCCAGCTCAATGCATACGAGTAGAATTATTCATTCAAATTTAAATGCATCAGATGATGAATACAAAGGAATTGCAAAAATCACATATGCGTATTCTGCGGGAAGTATACCTGGGTGGAATAGTTCATTTTATTTTATTCGGGGAGGGGCCAATGAGGGGTATCCAATATATACGAGTGCCCAAATGCTCAAAAAATTCTTTGTTAGAGACGGTAGTTGGGTTTATGGGTTTAGTAATATGTTGACATCCTCCATATTGGTATCATCTAATGCTGGTGCTTCTGGGTATCCTTATCCTTGGAAAGTCCCATCTGATAGTTGGATTATAAATGTTGGAGGCGCGTATTTAGAAGCAAATAAACCATATCCAGTAATAACTCCAACCGACACCTTCAAGAGAAGTGTACCATTTTATTCATCTAATAGGAACTGTTATTATACTACCTTAACCGGAGTCACAGACTCTCATCTATTATCATCTAATGAAGATGCCTTTTTAGCATGTGCTGCCCAGAGATTAGATATTGATGGTGTTGCGTATGGAGATGGGATTAATAGTTTTGCGACTCTCCACGACTGGGCAAATGACTCCACGGTTATTCAAGTATCAGCAGGATTTGAAACTATGGCCCCATGGGAAGAGGGAACTATATTCACAGATCCTAAATTGGATTTTGCGACGTATCAGGTCGCCGGAGATTCTCCAGTGTTGGCTCAAGGATTCCAGAATATAGATACCTCTAATATAGGACTTATCGCAGATGGATCATGGGAGAATATTCCTGCAACATTATCTGCATATGCTATCTATGGTAGTGCAGATTGGGCAGAGTTTAAATACGGGAATCACAATGAATTGGGTTAATGGTAGGAATGGAATATTTGAAAATATTTTGATCGATACTTTGTATCAGTCGCTAAGTCTTATTAAATAAGATTATGGCCATTACATCTGTCGTATACGCAAACGATTTACCTATTACATCTAATATAGATGGTTCTGAATATTTATTGATTACTGATAATGGGATATTGTCAAGAACTGAGTCGAACAATGTCGGGTCTAGAATCATCGCAACCTCCGCTGTAGGGGTTGTCTCAGCTTCTGCAATTACAGTGACTTCTGACGGATTGTTAGAACTTGATGAGTCTACTCTTTATATTAATTCTCATATTACCCTTACAGCAGACAGAACCACCCCAACCACCTCGAATATAATTGTTGGGCCAGATGGTAGGGTCACGATGGGGGCTTTTATTTGGACTTGTTATGGTTATCTTGATGCGCACCCAGAACAGCAGATTTTTGTTGTCACTGCACCGGCCCAGGTCATTGGGACTCTTGGTGGCGTTTACCGTCACCCTGAGTGGTGGGGCGGGTTTGGTGATGTTGAGGCAAATGCTTCTGCGGATTGGCTTGGTATTCAATCTGCTATTGAGTGTTCATTAACGACTACACACGATCTCAGCGCCACAGCGGGAAGTTTTTATGGTATTGACATTTGGGATACTGGCAACGCTTATATAAAAGGATATAGGTTGTTTTATGAGGGATCTTCATATCAATGTATTTCTGGGGGCATACTTCTACTACAGATGATACTCCCGGAGTTGGAGTAAACTGGGAAACATATTGGGTGCTTTATAGTGGTCGATATATCCCAAGAGGAATTTCAAACAGTGTAGTATATCTCAGTCAAAAAGATTATTACATCGACAGACCAATTGATTTGAGAGGGTATCGGTCGAGTTTGATGGGACAACCGGGAATCACTTATCCTAGTGGTCAGGTTGTAATCACTTGTGTAGATTCTGCTCATTGGGACTTAGACGTTCATCGTTCATTCCCCCCAGATTATCCTTATACTGGGGGCGGAACTACTGCCGCTATTTTCATGGGCATCATGGAATATAATAGGGTGGATGCGGGGGCGAAACAAACACTCACAAATCAATATAATCAGTCCCTCCAAAATTTATCTATAGATTCATGGGCTATTACTCCTACAGTGGGAGTTGAGTTTTCATCTATTTATCATGAGGGTTCTCTTGAAGAAAATACTCGACTGGTTAATGTTTCTGGAACGGGATTTACTGGATATGGTTTTGGGGGTAGTCGTATGACAATCTTCAATGGGTTTACGGCAGATGGCATTAATATGTTTGCGTCAAGTGATGGGGTTCCTATTTGTTGGATGGCGGTAGGAACTACTTGGGAACTTTCTAGAGCCACTCTTAATGCAATATCGGGCTCAACTAATTGCCAATATATCGCAAGAGTTGGTGGTCGATGTGCCGTAATGAGAAATATTCATATGGAGACCGCAAATGTGGTAGGCATTGACGTAGTATATAATTGGTATGGTTATGAAAGCTCTACGGGGGGAGGTGGTTCACCTCCAAATATAACACTTGATAGTGTCGAGGGGTATTCTCTTAGTGCGGGAGCATCTGTGATCAGAATTAATAATAACGGTGCAAGTGTTAATGCAACTAATATTGTTAGGGGAGCGAACGAGGGAGTTATAATTGAAGATATTAACACGGGTAAATCATCTAATGGAATGCAATCTGCGGCTGGGTCTACTGTTAGCTCTGTCACTCAATATGTTCGTCAAGTAGATTATACTTCCCCCACGGGATATTATGTTAATACGACTGATCCTAATTTGGCGGTTTATAATATATACAATGTGACCAGTTTGACATCATTATCAGCTTACGCGGGAATGAAAGTGTTTACTTCCGATTCTAACCAACCTTTATCTGCTGGATATGGAACGCCCTATGTGACAGGAGGCGCAAATGTTGTTCCTATTTATTATACGGGATCAACGTGGTTGATTGGTTAATAGTAATCACCATAGACGCTATTATCAGTATTATCCATGTCATACACTGATGCTTGACTAACATCGTCCGCATTGTCGTCATATACCTTCTCATCAGTTGAGAGGGTTGGGAATAATACAGAGGAAAGTTTTCCACTATATGTATTATCATACACTTGGTCATTTCCATCTTCTTGAGGCGCATTGGTTTCAAAGGAAGTCTCGTAGCGTTTCGCCTTGAGTCTCCACACATAATGGCCCATCAGGGGATTCAAGCCGTCTCCTGTGCTTTGATCTAATGCTTCTGTGATGCGAAATATTTTAGCCCCTCTATCACCTGGTCTGTCACATCCTAGAGCGGTAACTTCAATGAGATCATCAGATTTTGGCTCGATTCTCTGATTATTTGTGGAATAAAAAGCTACCAAAGCATCTGCCGACAAATTGACCGTTGTTGCGAAGTTATCAATACTCACATATGCTGTGAGTTCATCATCACTGGAAATACCGAATTGGCTGAGACTGATACCTTCTTCCAATTCGAGATACATTTTAATTGTGAATGGGGATGAATATTCTTGGGTTGTGTGTTCCCCATATATGAAGTTCATTTCGGATGTATTGAACCCATTGATATAATAATCAACTTCAACGCCATAATTATTGATCAGTTCGTTGAACCCAGATTTAAAGATGGCTTGTTCTGCTTGATAATTGGACGGATCTGCGAATCCCCCACATTTAGGGTTGTAGACGCCCGCAAAGATATTTGAAGGTTCCAGACAAGACAGTGGTGTTACAGGGCAGCCCATATTCTTATTTATCCGGCTTGCTATGTCTGATCACTCTTCCGACGATTTCTCCTCTATCATTCTGCCAAACTTGGATATTTGCGCCCGAGTTTTTAATGTTTTGGAATGTCCGAGGTAATTGAACGCTCATGAGATCCTTTAGCCCCATCTCTTCCAATTCTGGGTATGTCAATAATGATCCGGGAATATCGAGCTTGTCGTTCTTCTTTTCATAGTCTCCCACTGTGTGTAGTCTTTTTTTATCAGGCCCAATACGATCTGGGTTTTTACCATTATTGACATAGATTGAGGGAGCCGTTGAGCCATCCGCAAGGTTGTGTCGATATTCTAAGAAAAATTGTTGGAAGCTTTTCACTATAACTATTTAACGAAAAAACCCGCTAAATTAATAGCGGGTTTTTCAAATTTGTTATTTGGTCAGATCACTTGAAGAAGTCACCAGCATTAACTTGGCCTTTAACCTTATTGTCTTTGCCTTGAAGTTGTGTGATTGGAGGGGCACCTTCTTTGGTTCCCGTGTCGTCCGTCACATCACCGCTTCCCATTTTGGAACCTTTTGGATTGGCTCTGCCCCCAACCTTGTTATTCTTTACTTGGAAGGCCCCTTTTTTATCAGTGGCAGGTTTGGTTCCTTGTTCTTCTTCATCTTCGTCGAAGTTAAAGCTACCGTCATCGTCATCGAGTCCAAGATCTTCTCCTTCGTCTCCAAAGTCAAGGTCTTCGTCTCCCCCTTCGCCTTCTTCTCCCATAGCACCTTGGAGAACGTCCATTAACACCTGTGCAGTTGCGCGGTCAAGAGTAAAGGTAACTTCGTCGCCCTCTTCTCCCATATCATCTTCCGCCCCGTAGTCACCTTCCATATCGGAATCTGCCGTGGCGTCATCCAAACCAAGAGCGTCCATATCTGGATCTTCCTGTCCGAAGTTTTCTTTTAAGACCTTACTATATAATTTATCGAACGTTGATTTGCTCATAACTTTATTTATCGTATCGGTGTGTGTTTTTTTCGATTCTTTCAAATCTTCCTCTCCCTCAGAATAAAAACCTCTTTTCTCTGCCTCTTTTTTGAATCCTGCTCGTTGCTGGCTACTAAACTTCTTGTTTTTGGATTTTTTTAAGAGATTTTCCATGGTCTTGCCCCTTTTAGTTTTTGGGGCCGATGCGTCCTGTTCGTCCTCCTCCGAATTTTCATCATTTTCAGAATCATTTAACGCTCTATTATACCCATCAATCGGTTTCGATTTCTCAATGGGCATTTTAGAGTTGAAAGCATTCGGGGGTTGTTTCTTGGCTTCTTTGACCAATTGGGGTTTAATAGAATTGAGCATCTTCCCATAGATGTCCCCAATACAAACGCGGTCTGGTGTTTTCATATATTCTTATTTAACTGTAACGTGTATAAATATGTTACATATGGCTGCGAAACGTAAAAAGGATAATTTCTATATGGGAAATCCAAATGTTCCATCTAAGGGGGCAGAGTTCGAGTACACAGAAGAGATGCTGTCGGAAATTACTAAGTGTAGGGAGGATATACATTATTTCTCCGAGAACTATTTTACAATATTACGACCGGGAAAGGGAAAGGAGTTAATTAAACTATATGACCCACAAATTCGAATATTAGATAAAATGATAAATGATAGATTCTTTGTCCTACTTGCAAGTCGCCAAGTGGGCAAGTCAACTTTAATGACCATTTATCTTTTATGGCTTGCTATATTTTTTGGGGATGAGCGGATATTGCTAGTTGCAAATAAAGAAGCGACCGCAATTGAAATTTTTAGTCGAATTAGAATGGCATACGAGTTACTTCCAAACTGGTTGAAATCTCCTGTGAGTGAATCGTATGGTAAAACTAGTATGGATTTAGAAAATGGATCTAGAATATCAATCTCAACAACTACGGGAACTGCGGCACGGGGACAAGCCGTATCATGTTTGGTCATTGACGAATGTGCATTCGTCGAAGAACATTTATTAGATCCGTTCTGGGCATCCGTTTTTCCAATTGTTTCTGCTTCTGATGATTCAAAAGTTTTTATGTGTTCTACTCCAAACGGAACGGGTAATCTATTCCATACTACATATACTGGAGCAGTTGAAGGAAAAAATGGGTGGGCACATGATAGGATTCTTTGGCATGAGATCCCCGGAAGAACTGAAGAATGGGCTGATAAAATCCGCGCAGGGTTGGCGTCCGCTGAAAAGTTTGCTCAGGAGTACGACTGCGAGTTTATAAACACTGGAACGTCATCCCTAAATGAAAATCTCTATAGGGAACTTAAAAAATTGACACACGCCCCAATTGAAACTCTGATGGATGGGAAATATAATATTTGGGAGTATCCAGATGCCGATAAATTATATATTGCGGGTGTTGACGTTGGAGACGGTGTGGGGGGCGACCATTCAGTCATTAAGATATTCGATGCAACAGATCTAAGAGAAATCATAGAGGTTGCAGAGTATTATGATAATACGACTCCCGTGGCAGAGTTTTCAAATATTGTATATGATATCATGAGACACTGGGGAAATCCAGTGCTTTCGATTGAGAGAAATAATCAAGGTGGACAGGTGGTTGATAGATTATCCCGCGATTACGCGTATCCGAAGATTGTATCGTGGGGAGCTAAGATGGCGGGTAGAAAAAATCAACAACTTGAGGGTATGGTATCATCGAGAAACACTAAGTACAATGCGTGTGCAAATGCTCGATACTTTTATAATGATACGGGATCTGTTGTTTTTAGGAATGAACATTCCTTAGAAGAAGTGTTCAAAGACTTTGTAAAGGTCAATGACACCTGGAAGGCGGCATCGGGAAAACACGATGATAGGACAATGGCAATGGTTTGGGCCTTGAAGGTTCTCGATACAGAATTGGCAGAGGAATGGTTCACCATTGAAGAGACCGACGAGTGTGGAAAACCTCTCCGTATCACCCCAATCGATTATGGGATTGCCTATTTTGAAAATCCGACTTCGATCTATACAAATGAACAAGTGGAAAGAATCGAGCAATCGATGTTGAATCCAATGTCCTTTGGATCTATGGGAGATGGCGACTTAGAAGAAGTAGCATCTTTAAAAGAAGAGGGTTGGGTTTTCTTAGGGGGAGACGATCCATACATTGATCCATCTCGGACGATGACACAACAGAATTACGATCTTCTTGACAAGTGGTTCACATAATTAAATAAGAATATGGAAATCGTCCAGTCATTTTTAAACAAAGCTCGCGAAGACAAGTTTCTGCTCGTCTTCGATGTTCCTCCGATCCGCAAGGATATCACGCGGAAATTTGAGAGAACTCAAAAGACTATTCAACCAGATAGTGTTCAATTCTCTGTATTTGGAACCGCTGTGCCAGAAATCACAGTAAAGGCCACGGAAACACGATTCGCTGGGTCTACTCTATATGTGTCCAGTCATTCGAAGGATTCGTATCCACCAGTTGAAATTGAGTTCATGGTGGACTCAATGTATAATAATTACTATGTCATGTATCAATGGTTGAATCTCCTACACGACCAAAAGACTGGAGTATATAACCAGCACAATAATGCGGTGGATGCGGAGTTTAATGATTATATGACAGATCTGACTCTATATGGTCTTGATGAGTTTTTAAAGAAAAGAATAAAGTTCACTTATCACAAGGCATTTCCAACTTCAGTTAAGGGTATTACCTATAACCAAAAAGGGGAAGCAGGGGAAGAAATCTTAAGTGGATTTACTTTTGTATATAGTCAGCTTCATGTTGAGATTCTGAATGAGTCTTGACATTTTTTAGACTTCTCCTAAATATGGTACATGAAAACTGAAGGGTTGTCGGGAAAGGAAATGAGATATCTCACAGATGAAGAGAAGCTTAGGATTTCTGAAAAATGGCGAGATGTTCTGAATAGTAATGTCGCCGCCCGAGATTGTAAGGTCATGTTAATACAACCATTCACACGATGGGAGATGAAAGAAGATTAAGATGAGCGATAAAAAACAGTAGGATATTTATATAGACATATACGATTAGATAAAAATGAGGTATTTTATGTTGGGATTGGAACGGATAACGATTATAAGCGAGCATTTTTAAGAGGTGGAAGAGCTATTTTTTGGAACCGGGTAGTTAATAACACTCCATATGAAGTTGAAATAATTATGAAGAATCTCCCAATATTAGAATTAAAAGAAAAAGAAAAAGAATTCATAAAACTTTATGGTAGAAAAAATACCAAAGAAGGAACCTTAGTAAATTTAACCTGTGGTGGGGAGGGAACTTTGGGGTATTCATTTCCAAGTAACAAAAAAGGAAAAAGAGTAAAGGACATGTTCCATGATGATAAACGATATAAAAATTATTTGGCGGTTATCAGAGACCCATTTGAATTGAGTGTAGACGATCCTATACATGGAAAATATAACATTTTGTGTGAACATAGAAAGGACTGTTACATAAAGACAAATTTAAATTCGAAATTTCTCCAAATTTTAAAGACGACTGGGAAATTAACAATTCCTCGAATTAGAAAAAATACTAAGCATAAATTCTCAGAAAATTCTAAAATAACATTAAAATTTTTAGATAAGCCCGCCCTTCAAAAACTTCCAACAATGCAAAAATATAACAGACCATTTATTATTGTATTTTTAGAACCAATACAAGAGGAATACGAAATACGTTATAATAATATACAAGATTGTATCGACACTTTAAAAATAGACAGAGAGACATTATCAGCATTGCGTCGAAACGGAATTAAAGAGATTAAACATATACAAAAATCAACGAGACACTCCTTACCTCTACACACAATACTAAAAATTAAAGATTATACCCCTAAATGATAACTTATTAAATATTTTAAAATTTAAATTTGTTGATGAAAAAGAATAAATAGTTTATATGGCCACACGATCAATCTTATCTCCCGGAGTTCAAATTTTAGAGCGGGACTATTCTCTAATTGCGCCAGCTTCGGTGGGCACAAATGTGTTCATCACAGGTTTCGCCCCCCAAGGGCCGACAGATGAGGTATTGAAAATCACTACCAATGATGAATTGGAGGCTGTCTATGGCACCCCAACCAATAGTGCAGAGAGATATTTCTACTATGGCATCAAAGAATTGCTGACATCTCCTGCCAGCATTTATACTTCCAGACTCCCATATGGTGAGGCTTCTGGTGTTGGTTTTGGTTCTTATTATTCTGCTCTGGCGTATCCTGCCTTAACATACGACACCGTAACAGCATTGTCAGGAACCAATTTTGATACTTTGAGTGCAGGAACGATCTTACTTGGTGCGCCTACTCAATTTGTTCTAACTGAAGATCAGTATAGACAAGCTCTCGAAGGATCTCTTTTCACTTGGAGCCTGTCTGGTAATGCTCTTGGAACCATTCCAACGATCACAGATCTTGGAAAATCGGCACTTATCGTCCTAAACAAATCTCAAACAACTATCAATAGCCAATTTGAAGGTTATTATGTTGGTATTGCCGATAACACCAATCTTAACTATGGAACGGCCCATGAATCAGTAATTGGGGTGAAAACGGTTAGCACTAATTCTCTAAGTGCTACTCCTGTTGATTTCACATCAATCCCACAAGGAACACTACAATTTAATTTGACTGGTGCTTCTGGCTCTTATAATAATGTTTCTCAACTTCTGGAAAACCTCACCGATTACAATATCGACGGGGCTGAAGATGATGACGTTCTTAGTGTTGGTATTGTTAAGCTTCGCAAGAGTCTTTATGCCACAGACGCATTCAAATTGGATTATGTCCTTGAGGATCGTATTGTTGGAGCCATGGACTTTAACAGACAGCAATTGAATCCAACTGGTGGACCTTCGGTGTCATTCTTCTTGGAATCTCAAGATACCAATAGTCGAAATGTTGAAGTTATGGTTAATCCATATGTCTCTAAGAAGAACCAAAATTCTTCAGTCAACGATGATGGAGAGCCACTTCGTAAGGTCCGCATGTTGACCAACTTCCTAACAACAAATGCTCTTAGCCTATCGTCTAAGAGTGGTATTCTTCCTGCTGTCCTTACAAACATGGCGACTATCTTAACGGAGTCGGACAATTTGTATCCTGTTGGAACATATTCTTCAAACGTTCTCTCTGAAAAAGTTCTGGGATCGATCCCAACTAAAGTGGAACGTGCTCTGGAATCAGTAAACAATGACGAAATCTATGACATTGACCTTGTGGTTGAAGCTGGTCTTGGAACAGTCCACACATCCATGACTCAATTAAGCTTGAGTTACTATGATGACACTGCGCTGGTGCCAAATATTTCTGCCCTGCAAACTTCAAGTGCCCTCGATTCCACAGGAACAGACATTAGAGGTGATTATGATGCAGTTGCAACTAAGTTCGTAAACTTCTGTGAATTACTTGGTGGTCGCGGAGACTGCATGTTCATTGCCGATCCTCTAAGACAAATCTTGGTCACTGGCAAGAACAGTAAAGTTCTTGGTGATAGATCTAAGAGTTTCCAACAATATGGTTATTGGCCGATCAGACATCAGATGTCAAACACCACCACTTCCTATGGCGCAGTTTATGCAAACTGGGCACAAATATACGAAGACTTCCTCGGTGATAAGATCTGGGTTCCATTCTCTCCTGTTGCTGCGGCGGCATATGCTAAGAGTGATGCTGCCGAATTCCCATGGTCTGCTCCTGCTGGTTACACCAGAGGATTAGTCAAAGGAAATGTTCTGGATATCGCAATCACGCCAAATCAAAAACAACGGGATGAACTCTACAAGAGTAACATAAATCCTGTTCTTTTCTCCCCATCACAGGGAATGGCGATCTTTGGTCAGAAAACATTGCTCAAGAAACCTAGTGCATTTGATAGAATCAATGTCCGTAGACTCTTCTTGGCTCTTGAAAGACCAACTAAAAAAGCTGCGATCTTCTTCGTTTTTCAACCGAATAACGAGTTCACAAGAACCCGATTCGTCAATACTCTAACTCCAATCTTCGAATATGCTAAACAAAATGGTGGGCTATATGACTACTTGATTGTCTGCGATGAGAGGAACAATTCAAATGAGGTCATCGACGCAAATGAAATGATGTGTGATATCTATCTGAAGCCAACGAGAACTGCGGAATTCATTATTGTCCAATTTACAGCGGTCAGAACTGGAACAAGTTTCGAAGAACTCGTCTAATAACTAAATAATTATATGCCCACGACAATCAATACTTTTTTCAACATCGCATCCCAAAAACAGTTCTCTCGGGACTTTTTCATGAGGATCAAACAAATCGAAGTCGCAGGGATGTCTCTGGATGGAGAAACAGACCTGGTATTTGCTAGAACTGCTACTCTACCCGGTAGAGACATTGAAGATAAAACTGTAAATTACTCCGGACAAGTATTTCACTTGAATGGAAAATCTACTTATCCCGGTTCTGAGGCTTGGCCTATAGAGTTTTACATGGACCAATCTCTGGATCTGAGAACTAAATTGGAACAAGCATCAAGAGCGGCATTCGATAATGAAACAACTACTGGCCAAATGTGTATGCCCGGTCCCGAATCTTATATCATCCTTGATGTTCTTGGTGCTCCTTGTGGACAAGGCAACCAAGGAGGACAAGGATTTGAAATTATTAAGTCTTTGAAACTTGTCGGGGTTGGTGTTCGTAATGTTTCAAATGTTGAGTATGCAATTGCGGATGGCACAGGAGAAATCCTGAAACTTGCTACTACATTCTCATACCACTGGTATGAAGATTTCTCTAAGTAATCCTTGACATATGAACACAAAAGACTTTGAAAATATTGAACAATTGTATTATGATACAATTGAAGAAGGCTGGAAAGCAAAAGCCGCTGGACTGGGTGCTGCTGGATTAGCCGCAGCTTCTATGTGGCCGTCCCCATCAACAACAGATATTCCGGTAAATGTAAGAGGAGATAACATCACACAGCATGTGTCTACTGATTTATCTGATAAAGTTGACGACCATAATAATTTACAACAAGTTATTACGGATTATTTCACACAGAATAAGGGAATATCTGTTCAAGTGTCAATAGATGGAGAGAATGTAAATATACAGGGACCAAACGCCTCAAAACAAATATCTTTAGACAAATTGAAAATTGCATTGGACACGGTTGGTAACAATGGTGGTGGTCCAGATGTAAAATTGGTGGGATATCTGTATAATCATCTCTAAGTAATCCTTGACATTCTCCCATATCTCCATAAGTATTGGAGATATGGGCTATACGAGCTAAATATTATCGATGCACCCAAGTATTACACAGTTTTTCTCTTCCTTTGCCAGTGATCGGAAGTTCGCCCTCCACCTTCCTGTATTGTGGAGCGTCACAATCGATGGCGTAACTGAGGGGGCAATCAATAGTGTTTTGAGTGAGGCGGGTGAAAAATGGCAGGCCAAGATCAATCCATTTGATATGACAAAAGGGGGAAATATTTTGGTGGCCCGAGAAGTAGTAATGCCAAATGAGAAATCAGAGTTTGTGGCGTTGGGAATGGAAAACACCGGAGGTTTTCTTCCCGGATATGCCATGGTTAAAAGAACAAACTTCTTGGACCGAGTCTCTGTCAACTTTCTGGAGACTGAGATGGACATTGAGCACAACTTCTTTCGGCCATGGTTAATTGCGATTGAGCATAAAGGATTAATCGAACAGGGCGTATCCTTGAAAGGAGATATGGAAGTTCGACAATACACAAATGGGGGGCAATTGATGAAAGGGTTTAAATTCACGAAGGTATTTCCAACTGCAATCGAATCTTTTAGGTTGGATTATGGAAATACAGACTTCAAAGAAAAGTCTATCAATTTTGCATGTCAAAATTATGAGCAATTATGACTCTAGAGATTCCTAGTTTATTTTCAGACAATTTAATATTCGTCGAGCCCTTCACAATCGAGGATATTCAATCTGTATCATTTTTAATTGAGAATGATTCTGACACTGCCCTCTATCGACTTCTGAGATCTAAGGTCCGGGGAGACTATAATGCTTTTGATCTTTTTTATGCTTTACTAAAAGCACGATCAGTATATATCAATGATGATATTATATTCAATAATGATAAAGCAAATATTTCAATTAGATTGGAACTGTGGGAGTCCAAGTTATTGGAAGATATTCCAAATATAACTAAAACATTACATGTCGATGGATTCGATATCACCGTGGGACTACCAATAAATTGTATATATAATAAATCGGATGATATAATATCTGAGGTGATATATGGTTTAACTGTAAATAATAAACACTTAAACTTTAGAGGTCTTCCCAATTTTGATAAGGCTCAGACTTTAAACAGTTTGCCATTTGGCGTCATTGCCACGGTTAAGGATTATATCATATCTCATCATGGGGACGAGATTCTTCTCATGGAGAGTAAGTTAGGACTTCCAGAGATCAAGGTGAACTTCTTCAACAACTCCGCATTCTCAACCCTGAAGACAATTTATAGTTATTACAATTATGATGACATTCTGGAAATTCTATTTATCCTATCTAAGAGGATTCCCGATGTCACCTATCTATCTAAGAAGACGCCAAAAGATTTAGATCTATTGATGCGTCTATTTTCGGAAGAGGTTGAAAAAACGAACACTGAGACTAAATTAAGTATATGAGCGATAAATTTGAACTACAGGACTTTCTCGATGTAATTAGAGATAAGCAATCCGACACAATCAAAGTAAAGACAACCACAAAGGTCGTCCAAATCAAACCAATGTCATTTAAACAGCAAAAAGAATTGGTGACGACTGGATTGGACGGGATTGCAGGCGTGATGTCATTTATTAAAAGTTTGAATGACGTTATATTGTTCAACTCCTCAGAGGAGTCTTTGAAGATCTATGATCGAGTTCCAATCATGTTGGGACTTCGGAAGAACATCTCATCTAAGAAAATCAAAAAAGACGAGTCGGAGGTCGATGTGATGGATCTGATCAAGGGATATAGACCATTCGAACCTATTGAGAAGATGACCGTGACCGCCGAAGCATATGAGATTCAACTTCGTATTCCAACTCTAAAACAGGAGAATAAATATTTGGCCATTTGTATTGAAGATCTGAAAAAGATTAATGCGGACCATATTGGGCAAAATGTTTCAAAGATTTTATCATGGGAAGTCCCGAAGTTCGTAGATAAGATCGTATTCAATGGAAAAGAACTTAAGATGGACGATCTGTCTACTTCTAATAGAATTAAAATCTTGGATAATCTTCCGGCAAACATCACAAATCAGATAACGGACTTCATCATCGAGGTTCGGGAATACGATGAAAAGATGCTAACATACGATGGAATTACAGTAGATATTGATTCAACGTTCTTTGAGTAATCTCTTGAGGTAAATAATATATGTGGACATAGCAACAGAGTTCCTACAGGTATTAAACGAGCAAACAAAATTGACTGGTCAACTCATGGATATGAGTAGTGGGCAGTCTAAACTCGTCGATAAAAATATCATCAAATCGGAGAACTCCACATTTGGATCTACCGAAGCAAAGCCATCGAGATTATCATCATCTGAAAAAACGAGAACCAAAGAAGCAACTGACATTTTTGTTGGTCGATTTTTTGATGAGCAGAAGAAGAGGGCACCAGATACTAGAGCGCAAACACAAGTATCCAAATTGCCAAAATCCACACCTAAGCCTGTTGCTCTTGCGGCATCTGGGGGTGGTTCGGGCTCCAGTGGTAGTGGTCTTTTGGCATCTCTATTGGGTCTTCTTGGACTTGCGGGCCTGGCCAAATATTTAAATCCTTCTGCGCTCAAGCAATTGCTGATGAGTGGCATCAAGAAGATCTGGACCAAGTTGAAGGGTGCCATTGACAAGCTGTGGAAGGGTATCAAGGGGCTTGCGGGAAAACTGTGGAACGGTGTGAAGTGGGGGTGGAACAAGACAAAGAGCGTCATGTCTAAGGCATGGGGTAAAATTAAAGGTGTCTTTGGATATCTTAAGAATAAAATTGTTGGTATCTTTAAATCTATTGGAAATAAGATCGCAGGGTTATGGGGCAAAGTAACAGGATCTAAGGCATATAAAGCATTTACAGGTATAATTGATGATGCCATAAGTGCTATTGGAAAGTTTTTTCTTGGTATCAAGAATAAAATCGCCTCTGTAGTTTCAGCTGCTTTAAAAGGCGTTCAAAGTTTATTACCCGGTGGTGTAAAAGGCGCGGCAACTGCGACAGGAGCAGGGGCAAGCGCAGGGGCAAGTAAAGGTGTGGGTAAGAGTGCTATTGATTGGTTGTGGAACACAGGCAAAGCAGGTATAGGTAAAGTTGGAGGTGCCGCCAAAGCCGTTGGAACTGGGGCAGTAAACATGGCAAAAGCTGCGGGAACAGGTGTAGTGCAAGGCGCTAAGGTAGTCGGGTCTGCCGCCAAAGCCGTTGGAGAGAAAGCATTCTCTATGACTGCGGGGGCAGCTAAATCAACTTTGACTGCTGCAACTTCTAAAGTTTTAAAAGGTGCTGGTGGTGTTGGTAAATTACTGGGTAAACTTGCAAAAAGAGTTCCATTCATTGGAACTATTATCGAATCATTCATGACTAAAGGAGATTTGGACGAATTACGCGGCAGATATGAAGCGGGAGAAATAACAGAGCAACAATTACAACAGTTATCTGGTAGACGAATTATTCAAGGTGTTGGTGGTGTTATCGGAACTGCGTCGGTTGGAACATTGGGTGCTGCCCTTGGAACCGTTGTTGCGGGTCCGGGTATTGGATCGTTTATAGGTGCCGTCACTGGGGGAATATTGGGCGACCAGGGGGGCAAGTTTCTTGGAGGATTGATAACAGATTATCTTATACCTGAAAAGTATATTAAATCTATTGGTGCCTATGTCACAGGAACAAATCCCCCAGCAGACGAGATGCAAGACTTTATCTTGAAAGGTGGTCAATTGCATAAATTCAATTCAAGAGATGAGGTTATGGGTCTGAAACAGGGTGGCGCTATTAATGAGTTCTTGAGAGGTGGTGGTAGTTCTGAGGGGTTGAAATTCTTAGCACAAGCACAACACAAGTCAAATCAATACCTACAAAACATTGCTCAAAACACAGCAATGATGGTGCAAGGACTGAGATCCATGGGGTCTGGGGGTGGCAATAGCATCGCAGTTAGTAATACAAGTCCCCAACCGGGCGATCCGTTGATATCTTTATCAGATAATCGAGCGGGTTATCTCAATAGCCCGTATTCGCTTGCTTAAATAATAATATATGAAGTATAATGTTGTCAAAGATTATGATTGGTGTTCTTCTCCCAGAGGGTCAGGAATGCGTGGTCGTGCTCCTAGAGTTTGGGTAAAATCATATAAGTTGGAGTCCAACCAAATTATGCAAACAATCAAGGGATATATGAATATTCTTCAAGAGTCTGGAGGAGACGCAAAAACATTTTATGAAAATATGTATGGTAAGGCCACATCTCCGGAAGACGACTTTAATTTTCCATTCTTTGGTGATGATGTGAGATCATTCTCCAATGAGTTTGGAGACACATTTCAAAATGGTGTAGGTGGGTCAGGTGGTGGGTTGGATGGCGTAAACCAAGGGCTGAAAAAACTTGTAGGGTCCGCAGGACAATTACTCAACACTCATATTGGACAATCTGTAGTAGGATTAGCGAGAGGGGATATCCAAGGTGCTGCGGATGCGATTGAGCACGGATTTTCTGGGGGGAATGTTGAAGGAGTGTTGGGGGGAAATCCCGGAACATATGTCGAAACTCCAATGTTTTACCAATTTTCAAAAGATGATGGTCCAGTTCGAGTGTCGTTCATTTTATCAAACACAATTAATTCAGATTTCGACAAGAATTATGAACTCATCAAGAAATTAACAGAGATTAATAGACCTCTAAGAAATGATAGTATTTCAGTTGACCCTCCGAGGATCTTTAGATTACGTATTCCCGGTCATCGATATATTCCATGGGCGTATTGTAATAGTTTTTCTATTAAGTTTTTAGGAACTCGTAGACAAATCGGTAAGATTATCATCCCAGAAGGGTATAACGTAGAGATGTCATTTAGATCCCTAACATTGGAGCACGCTGGCTTTATGAACTACGTTTGATTAATATAATATTCAACATTAAATATATCTAATGATGCCAGATTTCATACCCCCCAAAGAAGCCGGAATTTATAAATTAACCTGTGGGGTTAATAATAAAATTTATATAGGGAAGGCGAATAATATTTATAATAGACTTAAAGTTTATCCAAGATGTAAAAATGGTATTGGTAATTATTTAAAAAGTGCTATAAAAAAATATGGCTGGGAATTATTTGATGTTGAAATATTAGAAATTGTTGAAAACTTTGATAAGTTAAAAGATAATGATTCTCTTTTGGAACGAGAATCCCACTATATAAAAATATACAATGCTACCAATAGTGAAATTGGTTATAATATATGTAAATATTCCAATGATAATACTGGAATGAAAATGTCGGATGAGGCTAAAGAAAAAATTAGAGCTGCAAATCTTGGCAAAAAATGGTCCGACGCTACTAGGACCAAAACAAAAAATAAAAAACTTTCAGCTGAGCATAAGAAAAAAATTGGAGATGCCCACCGTGGTATGAAACGCTCCGAAGAAACGAAGGAAAAGATACGGGTTGCAAATTCGAAGCCAAAAACTACCCCCGTATCAGATGAACACCGCAAAAATTTAAGTAAGGCTGGGAGGGGTAGAGTGCTCTCAGAAGAACATAAGGAAAAATTGAGAATATCCGCAAAAAAGAGGGGAATATCTAAAGAAACCCGAGAAAAAATGAGAATCTCGGCATTAAATAGGAAATTGAAAATAACATATGATTGATACAGGTCAATACCAAAACGAGATTCTTTCACTTTCCGCCCTTGATTTGACGGATTACGAAAGAATTTTCAAAATTTTCGAAGAATCCCTTGACAATAAGGACTTCTATGTTTATAATCTTCTTAAGAAGATTGAGTTTCCTGAAATTGATGGTCAATATATTGAGTACTATACTACTAATAGCAAACTTCCCTTATCAATACTTTCATATAATATTTATGAAGATATTAAAAGTTGGTGGATATTGTACTTACTTAATAAAGATAAGTTTACAGGTGCCCCATTTTATATAGATGGTGGGGTACAAGTAAAGTACATAATTAATGCTTTCCGAACTGCCATATATACAGATATTACTAATTCAACAGTGTACGATAATAGACATTACTAAACATGGGCGACATCTTTAAAATTAATGATATTGAATATGACTGTGAGTTTACTTTATCCAATCCAGATGGACAAGAAGTAAAGTTCACTAAGTCTGCTCTCCGGGGTATGACATTAATTGACAATATATTCGACCCATTTTTATCAGGTACAGTATCTATAGCGAATCCTTATGACTTTATTGAGAATGAATACTTTTTAAGAGGAGATGGTAGAGATGAACTTCTCATTAAATTTAAACCAAAAGAACCAAAAGGAAAAGACGAATTTTTTGAACATACATTTGTAATTGTAGATGATGCCAATGCATCTAAGGCAGTATCAAGGGCAGAAGGTATCAAGACATTTAGTTTACTGGCAAAAGATGCCATTAAGTTTACGGACATGCTACCATATGGTAAAGTCTGTTCTGGTAAAATTGGAGCAATTCTAAAGGACATTTTTGAAGAAGTTTTAGGAGAAGAGAAAGTCGATAAAGAAAACTGGGAAGAGGGCGATTTTGAAATAGAATCTTATTATCCTCCCGCTACATTTCGGTATATTGACTTATTGAGATACTTTCTTAAATTATATTATGCAAAGGATGGAGAGATTTATGTTAAAGGATTTATTACACACAACGATAAGGAAGATAAGTATAGGTTGGATTTACTGTCTACCGTTTATGCTAACAATGATGAGAACACTATAGAGGCATTTGCCCTTGGGGATCTTACGTCAAAGATTGACACAAGCAATCCAAACAATCCTCCATCTGGACCTCCCGTCGGGGAATATATCGGAGCATTGAAAAATCTTGGATACTCGACCCCTCTGTATGGATGGACCACTGATTTCTTTCTGAATAGCCTTATAATTGGATATGACCCAATTCTTGGGGAACAGAAAATAAGAAAATTAAACTTTGAAGACATTAAGAAAAAATGGGGCGCAAAATTCGTAGATCCATTTAAGTCCATTGGGGGTAAGCCAAAGCTATTCGCAATTGAGAATAACACAACTGAAAAAAGATTCAAGAGGTATAAATTTGCGCGTTCAGTGGAGGATGGTGTTAAGCTTGTGGAAGCGGAGACCCATTCCGCTCTAACATTTTACAATCTCCAAGCATCATTTTCAAACATTGGAAATACCATGCGGAGATCTGGTAAGTTTATTGACATCTTCTCCACCAGAGGAGACCTCAAATTGAAGAGTGATGAGAAGATTTTAGGTAGATGGTTTCTAACAGAAGTCCGACACATATTCTTCGCAGATCTTTACACCAATCAATTATTTGCAACTAAAACATATGTTGGATCAAAATCAGACTTTAAGGAGGACGTTGAATGAGAAATCAAGTAGAGATTCTTAGAGCCTTGTGCTACACTTACGATGATTTAAAAACCATCCAAAATCTTGGAGATTCATTTTCTGAAAAGGAAATTGAATTCATGGTCGAGTTCAAAAAAATCTATGAGCTTGGCTTGGATCAATTGAAGGTCTTCATTGACAAGTTGGATGAAGAAGGTGATGAACTGGATGCATACTCCATACAATATTATGTGGATGTTCTCTTTAATGGACCTCTGGGATCTCACACAAGGGAATTGTCAAAAGATAAGAAGTATTTTCCGGATACTCCAGAGGGTATGGGGAGGAATGGTAATAATGCTAATTCGTCTCCAAATACTACTCTATATGAGACCCTCTATTATCCTCTTGGGGCACCTGTTGATATTCATAACAAGGTTCCAGCCTTCACACAAGAGTTAATTAAAACCGCCGTAGAACAGGCGGACGAAGTTTTCAGATCGGGATTTCGTAGTTCCATGGTCCACGATAACACATTACCTATCATCGATAAAGCACCCCAACAACGATACGTCGAAGAACCAAAGGGGGGATGGGAATTGGCACCAAATGGATCATATCTTGTGAAGGATAGATATTTCAAGTTGGCTATTGAAGAAGTGTCTCAAGACATTTTCGATTCTGTTAAGGCATACTTAGGAGATGAGAACTTTAGACTGTGGGCAGACAAAAAAACGTTCTTCCCATTTGATTCGAGTAAGAACACCTCAACGGGAACCAACAATAAAATTGAGAAAGAGTTCACAGAGAACTCCGAAACAATTGTCATCACAGTTGATCTGATGGGTGATGTCTTCGATTCAGAAGAAAAGAGAGCAACAATACTTAAAGTGGAAAATGACTCAAAGGATAAGGAATATACGCTTAATACAAACGAGGGACAACTGGGCAACCCTCTTTAAATATCAATTGTGTCGTCTTTTGTATCCCCAATTTTCAACATTCTATTTAAGACTTCTTCTCGACTGAATGTGATGGCATTATTAACGGATGCAGCATCTTTATCCAATTCTTTAGACTCGATGTCCATCAATTTGATTTCTCTTTGGCTCTTGATTTTGTCGTCTGAGAGCTTTAATTTAGATAGTGCGTCTATGGCACCAGTAACAGCCTTAACAAGCTCAGAAACAGCCTCCACGGTCTTAAAATCGCCTCCTGCAATAACTTCATCCTTTAGATGTTGAACCATTTCAACCGAATCAACAATCACCACCGACGCATTGTCAATTACGAATTGCTCCAAATCCTCTTTTCGGAGAGTCGGCTGAGTTTTTTCCGGAGATTTCAATAATTTCCCTTGATTTTTGATCTGGGATATGATATTATCAACTTCGGTATCAAGATGGTAGTCACTGGACATATGACTATTTAAGGTAAAATACCGAAAAATCAACAATTATGAAAGTATTAGTAACGGGAGGAAGAGGATTTATAGGAACTAATTTGGTCAACATGCTACTAGATGATGATCGAGTAGAATATGTAGTTAATGTCGATTTATTGACGTATGGTAGCAATAGGTATTGGGCCGACTATAAGGATCATAGATATATGTTTTTTAACAATGATATTTGCGATACTTGGGCCATGAACCATCTCATGCATGAATATGGAATCACCCATGTAATGCACTTGGCGGCAGAGTCGCATGTGGATCGAGCAATTGGGGATGCCACACCATTCGTTCGAACGAACGTGATGGGAACCGTCTCTATGTTGGATGCTTTTAAAAAGCACAATCCAACGGATGGTAGATTTTTACATGTTAGCACGGACGAAGTGTTTGGGTCTTTGAAACTTGAGGCACCATCATTTGATGAATATAGTAAGTATGATCCTCAGAATCCATATAGCGCATCCAAGGCATCTGCGGATCATTTTGTTCGGTCATATCATAATACTTATGGAGTACCAACTTTGATCACGAATTGTTCCAATAATTTTGGACCACATCAAGATTTTGAAAAGTTTATTCCAACTATTATTGGAAACTTTCTTCAAGATAAGCCGGTGCCGGTATATGGGCGGGGGTCGAATATTCGGGATTGGATTTTTGTGGAGGACCATTGTAGAGCATTGATTAAGGTTTTGACCGATGGTAAGATCGGAGACACGTATACAATCGGTGGGGGTCTTGAGAAATCCAATATTGATATGGTCCTGACTATTGTGGACTGCCTAGAGAGACTGGGATTTAAGTTCAAGAAGGATATTCAATATGTTATGGATAGAGCAGGACATGATTTTAGGTATTCTGTGTCGTCGAAAAAGTTTAATAGACAGTTTGGACCTGTCCACACAGACGGATTTATTCATAATCTAGACCGCACAATTAATTGGTATGCCAAGGAATTAAAAGCAGCCGGAAAGATTAAATAGTGGAGTGAGACGAGACACAGAGATCCTCAACCAATATAAGTGCCGGTATAAATTGAGCCGGGATTATTCGGATGGATCTGTAAGAATTTTTGAAGATTGTCCCTCAAAAGGCTTGACACCACTGGGACAGTATGATACTATGGAAGAAGCTGAAGCAGCATTGGAGGATCTAACGAAACCCCTATCTCAATCGGATGTTATAAAATACTCGAAACAGCTTTTCCAGAAAATACAGTAATAAATATATGACAGTAAAACAACAGGTTGTAGATAGTCGGTTAAATGGGTGGACCTATTCCCAAATAGTCGAAGAATATGGAGTGCCAAAATCAACGGCCAGAGGTTGGGTTGCAAAATTTGAAGACGGGGGGACTTAGACACTGGAAGATAATGTTGGAGTTGGCTACGTTAATGAAAATCTCCAAAGAGAAAAACCGAAACGTTTTCAAAAAACTGAAGATGAAGTTCTGGACTTTTTGGAAGAGTTGGCCCCAATCAAAGTTCCGATTCGAAAAGCGACCCCAAAAGTGACGAATCATAGCGATTTTGTTGTCATTTTGAATGATATGCACTTTCCAATGCAATGCAATAAATCTTTAGATATTGCCTTCGAAACTATTCGACAACTTCAACCAAAACAAATTATTTTAAATGGTGACACGGTTGATATGTTGGCAGTCTCAAGATTTCCAAAAGACATCCGACATCAATATTCGCTCTTAGATGAGCGTTTGGCATACCATGAATTTCTCGATACTCTATTGGGCGTATCTGGGGGTGCATCGATTGTGGAGACCCATTCCAATCATGCGGGAAATGGAACTGATGGTAGATGGTTTAGATATTTATCGGAGCGTCTTAGAGAGCTTACGTCTCTTCCAGATATTGCCGAGAAACTTTCTTACCAGAATGTCTTCCTTGGCGATTATCGAGAAGATGTGGATCACGTTGATTACGTTGAACTTTGTAAGGATCTAGTTGTTCTACATGGTGACATTGTAAGAAAACATGGTGGTTATTCTGCCAGAGGTATGCTTGATAAGTATTTTCAATCGGTGATTGTTGGCCACACTCATAGATTAGGTATGACAGGACAGAGGATTCCGGGCCTTGGGTCACGGGATGAGAATCAATTATATGCAGATGCATAAATTGGATTGAGATCACATAAGCATCCCATTTCCCATGCATATAATTGATTCTCATCCCGTGACCCAAGGCCCGGAATCCTCTGTCCTGTCATACCTAATCTATGAG